CTATTGGCAAGACTTTATTTCAGACTTATATTCAAACAAAAGACGATTAGGTAACTACAGAGCGCAGTTGCCAATAGGCAAAATGATTGATATTAACCTAAATGATAGGATACAAATAAGCGATAAGGCATATATTATCAATTCAATGCGTTCAAATCTTACCACAGGAGAGGTAAATTATGAACTTTTAAACTATATCGGTGCGCCTTTTAAGAGTGTAAACTCAATTATACCGATTACAGTTGATACTATTGAATACTCTGTTGATACAACTGACATAAGTGCGGATGCTACTTACTACTATTTGCCACAATATTCACCTTTTGAAAACAGCATTCAGTATGATACTTTAAACGTTACAAGTGGAGCGCAAAATTATGATTTAAAAATACTCGCAAATAGTCCTTATGTAGTTACTAAAGTTGATACAGGCGATGGTGTTGGATGGGTTGATTTAGAAAATACTTTTGGAAATACAAGCGCATATCTTTTAATTAAAGTTTCAGAATACACAAGTGCAATAACAAACCCAACAGATGTTAGAACTATGGATTTAGAAGTGGTTATAGGGATTGACACTTTTACATTAACAATAACACAAACACGATGATAAGCAATTTAGTAGAATTATTAAATACAATGGAATATTATAACGGTAGCGAAAATATAGAATTTGCAAAAGGTGCTTATCGTTGTCCGAGAACTTTTAAAGAAACAATTAAACAGTATAAGAGATGGCTATTAAGAAAACGATAGAGATAGATGTTGATGTAGTTCGTGCTAATGGCGGACTTGAAAACTTCACGCAAAATTTTAAGCAAAGTGAGGAAGCTGCCAAATCTTTACGCACACAATTACGAGAGGCTCAAGCGGATGTAGCAGCATTATCTGATAAGTTTGGGGCAACTTCAAGAGAAGCGGTTGAAGCTGCTAAAAGAGCCGCAGAATTAAAAGATAGAATAGGTGATGCAAAATCCTTAACTGAAGCATTTAACCCTGATGCAAAATTCAAAGCATTAAGCGGAGCGTTAACAGGTGTTGCAGGTGGTTTTAGTGTTGTTACCGGATTGATGGGAACACTTGGAACGGAAAGTAAAGAAGTAGAAGGAGCGATTTTAAAAGTTCAATCTGCCATGGCCATAGCAAGTGGCGCACAAGCATTAGGTGAAAGTATAGATTCATTTAAACAACTTGGAGCAGTAGTTAAATCCTTTACAATTGTTCAAAGAATTAGTGCTGCCGCTCAATTAATTTGGAATGCTGCTATGGCTGCCAATCCAATAGGTGCAATCGTGGCTGTTGTTGCTGCTTTAATTGCTGCGGGTTATGCTTTAGTAAAAATGTTTATTGCAAGTTCTGAAGCCACTCAAAAAGCAGAGGCGGCAAACAAAGCATTAAACAAAGAATTAGACACGCAAATAAAAAACCAAAAGTTAGCCACGCAAGAATCAGATTTGTCGAGAGATGCGCAATTAAAAATGGCAAAGGCTTCCGGTCAAAGTTCGGCAGAAATTAGAAAACTATCTCTTGAATTAGCAAATCAAGAAGTAGCGCAAAAAATGGCAAACGCTCAAACTTTGAGAGCAATCGCAATCGAGGCTATGAGAGTTGCAGGTTTAGAAGATGCAACGGATGCTCAAAAAGAAACTGCAAAAAGAGCATTAAAAGAATTTAACGAAGCTAATGATGCGTTAAAAACATCGGTTTTAAATAGAAGAAAATTAATAATTGATAACCGAGTTCAAGAAGTTCAAGAGGCAACTGATGCGAGAGAAGAAGCAAATAAAAAAGCAGAAGAAGCAGAAAAGAAACATAATGAACAATTATTAGCAAATCAAAAGAAAGCAAATCAAGAACGAATTGATGAGTTTTTAAGATTAAAACGTGCTGAAACTGATGCAGCAAATCAAGCAGCTTTAGACAAAGAGAAAACAGACACTGCCTTTTTTGATAAAGAAATGGAAGCGAGAAAAAACAATGAGCTTTCAAAAATGACTGAACAGGAAGCGGATATTGAAAGAGTGCGTTTAAAGTATGAAGCAGATTTGGCTTATGCTGAACAAAATGGATTAGATGCAAGTGCTTTAAAAGAATCGCAAGAAAATGAAATTAATGAAATTAATTTAAAATATCAAAAACAAGATTATGATAATAAAAAAGCGGGTGCTGATGCAGAAATTAAAATAGAAGAAGAAAAACAAGCCGCAAAAGAGAAAGCATTACAATCATTTTCTTCAGGCCTTAAAACTTTAGCAAGTTTAATAGGTGAAAGTACAGCGGCAGGAAAAGCTGCGGCAGTAGCAGCAACAACAATAGATACAATTCAATCCGGAGTTTCAGCATTTAAAGGAATGGTGGCAGCAGTTCCTGGTCCTGTTGGTATTGCTTTGGGAGCAGTTGCAGCAGCAGGAGCATTGGCTTCCGGTTACGCATCCGTTAAAAAGATTTTAGCAGTTAAAACTCCAGGCGGAGGAGGCGGCGGCGGAGCGGCAGGAGGCGGAGGTTTTGCACCACCACCACCACCACCACAATTTAATATAGTAGGTCAAAGTTCAACAAACCAATTAAGTCAAACTATTGCAGGACAGCAGAACAGACCTATACAAACTTATGTTGTGGGTAACCAAGTAAGCACACAGCAATCTTTAGATAGAAATGCGGTGGCTACTTCAACTTTTGGATAAAAAAAATATATCACTAAAAAAAAAAATCGTTATATAGTTATGAAAACATACGAGTTATTTTTATCGGATGAAGATTTACAAGGGATTGATGCTATTTCGGTAGTTGGATCTCCGGCCATGGAAAGCAAGTTTATTGCTTTGGCAGATGAAAAAAAAGTACAGTTTGCTAAAATCGATAATGAAAAGAAAATCTTATTAGGGGTTGCATTAATTCCCGAAAAAAAGATTTATCGATTTGACGAAAAAACAAAGGAAGAGTATTATGTATATTTTTCTAAAGAAACAATAAAACGTGCCTCGGAATTGTATCTTAAAAAAGGCAATCAAAGTAATGCAAATTTAGAGCATTCTAAATATACTTTGAATGGAACAATCGTAGAGAGTTGGATCGTTGAAGATTTAGAAAAAGATAAGACAGCATTATACGGAATTGATGCGCCTGTTGGCAGTTGGGTTGTGGCTATGAAAATAGAAGATGAAGAGCAATGGCAATTGTGTAAAGATAACGGAAGCGGGTTTTCAATCGAGGGTATGTTTGACGAAAAAGTAACATTAACAAAAGTAAATATGGATTTTAAACAAATGAAAGACGATTTGCTAAATGAGTTTAAAACTCTTTTAGGCAAACAAGTTAAATTGGCCGAATGGAAGACAGAAGATGGCAGTTTAACATTGGTAACAGAAACTGAAATGCCGGAGATTGGCGGTACTATTTCAGTTGCAACTCCTGATGGAAATGTTCCTGCTCCAATTGGAGAGTACGTTCTTAATGATGGAACTAAAATTTCAGTTGCAGAGGTTGGCATAATTGCAGAGATTTCAGCAAAAGAAGAAGAAGAAGTAGTTGAAGCACCGGTTGAAGAAATGGCTGCTCCTGCATCAGTAAACACAAGTGAGGTTTCAGATTTGAAAAATGCTATTAGTTCAATGCTAATTAAATTCAATGAGAATTTAGAGCAAAGATTTTCAGCAATCGAAACTAAATTATCAGAGCAAGTTAAAGAAAATGAAACTTTAAAAGTTGAATTATCAGAAACTCCTGCGGTAAGCAAAACAAAAGTAGCACCAATACAAGCTACAACAGAAAAACCAAAAACATTAAAAGGAAGATTAGCATTATCATTAACAGAATTAAAAAATAAAAACTAAAAAAAAATGGCAACAACAACAACAGTAAACAGTTCCTATGCCGGAACGGTGGCAGGGGAAATAATAGGAAAAGCTTTTAAAGAAGCAGATACTATTCAAAAAGGTTTGGTAACTATTTTACCAAACATTCCGGTAAAACAAGTAATCCGTAAAATTGACTACGGAAATGGTCGTCAAGATTATTCATGTGGTTTCGCTCCTGCGGGAAGTGTAACACTTGACGAGGTAATTTTAGAGCCAAAGAAAATCAAAAACGAGGCTGAACTTTGTAAAGAAGATTTCAGAAATGTATGGGATACTGCTACAATGGGATTCTCTGCTCATAATGACAATATGCCGGTTGATGAAGAGCAAGCTTTATTAGTAGAAATTTTAGCTGATACTGCTCAAGCAACTGATTCAGATATTTGGATTGGAGAGGCTACAGATGATGGACACTTTGATGGATTTATTCCATTGTTTTTAGGAGATGCAACTGTAATCGATGTGGCTTCACCTGCAACTATTACTGCTTCAAACGTAGTAGCTGAAATGCAAAAAGCATCAAACGCAGTTCCTGTAGCTTTGAGAAGAAAAGCTGATTTAGTTTTCGCTATCTCTGCTGATGTGGCACAAGCTTATAACAATGCTTTAATAACTGCTGGAATCAACAACGGTTTAGGTGGTCAAGGTCAAGAGTTGTATTTAGGAATGTACAAATTAGAAATCATCAACGGTTTACCTGCTAACACAATGGTAATTTACCAAAAGAAAAATCTTTATTTTGGAACAGGTCTTTTAAGCGATCACAATGAAGTTCGTATCAAAGACATGGATGAAACTGATTTGAGCGGAACAGTTCGTTACAAAATGGTTTACACAGCCGGAGTACAATATGTAAGAGGTTCAGAGGTTGTTTTATACACAACTTACACAGTTTAATAAATAACAAGGCGGTTGAAAATACCGCCTTATTTAAAACATTATAATAATGGCAGCGTGTGAATTTATAACAAACGGCAGACTTTTAGAATGCAAAAATTTTACAGGTGGTTTAGTTAATGCCTTTTTTGCTCCATTTTCAGATATTGGCGCAACGGTAGTTAATTCAGAACTTACAGGTTTAGGAACTTTAGATGAAGTTTTTAAATTTGAATTGAAAAATACCGGTAATACTTATGTTGAAACTGAAACAGCATCAAGAGATAACGGAACTATTTTTTATGATAGCCAATTAAGTTTAGTACTAACCGGCTTAACTGCTGCTTTAGTAAACCAGGCTAAATTGCTTTCAAGAGATAGAATGTTGATATTTTTGGAAGATAACAACGGAACTTATCACGCTATTGGATTGAAAAATGGTGCTGATAAAACAACAGGAACAAGAGAATTAGGTGGTGCTTTAGGTGATTTCTACGGATTGAAAATGACGTTACAAGCGTTAGAGCCAGAAACTGCTCCAATATTATCAAGTGCAGCTATTACTTCTTTACTTGCTTTGGTTTCTGACCAATATGTAAACGATTAATATTTTTTAAAATAGAGTTTAAGGACAGCGTATTAGGTTACGCTGTCTTTTTTTTGTATCAAAATCTTTTTTTTTCGTTATATAAGTATGATAATATTTAGACCATCTGAAGAAACTCAAACGGTAACTATTATACCTCGTTATGAAGTGAATTTAGTTACTTTAAAAATACGTGATGAAAGCAAAGCCACAGAAGAAACTTTTGAGGATTTGTCGGCTGTTTATAGTTATGGTTATTTGACTTTTGAATTTGACAAAACAGTAAGCGAAGGAAGCACTTTTGAATTTGAAGTTTACGATAATGAAAATACACTATTTCGAGGCAAAGCATTTGCAACGGATCAAACAGATTTACAAAATTATAAAATCAATCAATAATGGGAGATTTAAGAACAATAAGTTTAAGCGCATTTGATACACAAATTTTTGACGAAGTAAAGCCAAGCGGTAAAACTTATGTATTAAATGGCAAAAACAATGAAGGGTATGATTATGTTATTAATCGTTACAAATATTCTCCAACAAACGCAGCAATTTTAGATAGTTATTATTCTTATACTTATGGCCAAGGTTTGACTGCAAATTATATGGCTAACCAGGCCATCCAAATGGCTAAAGTAAACAAACTATTTACAAAAGATACAGTTCGTAAATTAGTAAAAGATTATACCTTATTTCACGAATGTAGTTTTGAGATAATTTTAGGTAAAACAGGAAATGAAATTGCACAAATAAATCACTTACCAAAAAACAAAGTAGTTCCAAATGAAGTTGATGAAAATGGAGTTATTAATTCATATTGGTATTCTTACGATTGGAGTGATTTGCGAAAATATCCACCAACTCCAATACCGGTATTTGTTCAAGGCACAACAGAAAAAAAGACAGTCTTTGTAATCAAAGAATATTCGATTAACGATTTCTATTTTGCAAGGCCATCATATTATTCAGGATTAAACTATGCTGAATTAGAAGAGCAAATTTCTGTCTATTGTGTGAACCATATTAAAAACGGATTGAGCGCAGGGCATATTATAAATGTAAACGAGGGAGTTACTGATGACGAGGTTAAAACGCAATTTGAACGTAACATTATAAAAAAATGGACAGGCGCAAATAACGCTAATAAGTTTATTTTATCGTTTAACTCAAATAAGGACAATGCCACTACAATTGAAACTATAACAATCGCAGATGCACACCAACAATATCAATTTTTAACAGAAGAAGCAAGAAAGCAATTATTGACAGCTCACAAAGTTGTAAGCGGTGCAATTTTAGGTATTCAATCGGGAACAGGATTTAGCAGTAATGCGGATGAAATCGAAACAGCATTTAACGAAACAATGTTAAATGTAATAACACCAATGCAAAATGCATTAACCGATGGTTTTGAGTATGTATTAGGTCAAAATCAAATCACTTTAGAATTGTATTTTATGAATTTGCGACCTAAAAGAGTTGAAGTTGAAACGGAAGTAAAATTATCAGATCAAAAAAAAAAGATAGGTAGTGAACTTATTGAGTTAGGCGAAGATGAAGATTTAGAGAATTATGAGTTAATAGAGTGCAAACCTGTTGACTATGAAGAAGAAGAAAAGCTAACTTATAAATTTGCCACAAGCACCGGAACTGCAAACTCAAATCGAAGAAGTATTTACGATACTGATTTTTATCTTTTTCGTTATAGATATGCAGGTAATTCATCACCCGAAAGAGAATTTTGTAAAAATATGATGAGTGCAAATAAGATTTACAGAAGAGAGGATATTGAGGCCATGGGCGATATAACAGTTAACCCTGGATTCGGTAAACATCCTAACCCAAATAATCCATATTCTATATGGAAATATAAGGGCGGTGGATTGCTTTCTGCAAACTTTGTAGGAGGAACTTGCAAACATTATTGGGAAAAATTAACCTATAAAATTAAAGATGTTAAACCTGATGTTAAATCACCGATTGCTATTGACGATGCAAAAAAAGATAGAGCAAGTGGAATTGCAGGAATAGCACCTCACGACATATAA